CGCAGCGGGTGATCTTGTTCCAGTTGTTGTCTAGGTTCCCGGCCGCACCCGCGTCGAGATAGATGGCAGTAACCACGTTTCCAACAGCGTTGGCGGAGAACACGCATTCGGTGATGCGCCAGCGCAATGTGCCTGAAATCTTGATGCACGTAATGCCGGTAGTGCCCGCATCAATGAATCCGATGTGTTCTACTGCCCAGCCGTGTTGGTCAACCGAACCACCTTCGGGATCGTTAAGAATGGTCATGCCGTTGGTGGCGGCTGAAATGTACGTGCCGTACGTGCTGTCGATGCCGGGATGACCATCACCGAGAATCTTCACCCCGGGCTTGGGTACGAGGGCAACAGTTGTCCGATAGATGCCGTGTGGGATGAAAACTGTACGGCCCTTGCCCCATGAAGGATCAGCCGCTGCTGTGTCAATGGCAAGTTGAAGGGCTGTCGCGTTGTCGGTCGAGTCGTTTCCAACTGCCCCATACCAAAGGGCGTTTTCATGGGGAGGCTCGTCAATGATCACCCGCTTATCGGTGATCCGGTTGGCAGTGATTGATGTGGCCGCCGGCAGAACGGTAACTGCCGCAAGGACGACCTTGCCCGTGGTGATGGTGGGCAGGGCGGCTCGAGTTGGATCGGATGCCGTTCCGGCAATGGCGGTCTTCACCCCGGCCGTGTCCACCACGATGAGGTCGCGCCGCTTGTTCGTAGCATCCGCTGCGGTGATGGTGACGTTAGCCGCTGCCACTTCGACACGGCGACCACCGATTCGCACCGTACCCGCAGCTACTGCAACCGTCATATTTGGTGTGCCCTGAGCCGTTACAGCGCATCCTGGGCTGTTGCTTGTTGGCGTCCGTGCCTGCACGCCCGTTGGGCCTGCGCCATAACTTCCTGCGCTAGGGGTACCATGCGACAGGCCGGCGGTCAGGATGTCTAGGTCAACCTTGTCCGGCGCCGCCTGGTCGCTGGTACCTGCGTCGACCTCGTTGGGGATGACAAAGCCGCCACGCTGTTCCGAGACAAAGCGATCCCACATCGCCCTGCCGTTTCGCCGAAATCCGGCGGGGGCCCGGGACACCTTCGCCGCGATAGCGGCGCCGGGAATGTAAAGGCCACGGCTCATTACGCACCCCCCTGGAACGTGTCGACACCCTGAAAGGTCGAGCCGCCGGTGGTCTTCTGAAAGACGAAGATGCCCATGGTGGCAGGACTAGGAGGTGGACTGGGTGAGGGTGTTGGAGATGGCGTCGGTGAAGAACTTGGTGAGGGACTCAGTTTCGGTGTATGCGTGGGGCGAGGCTTCGGACTGGGACGAAACGCGATGACGCTCAGTCCGAGCGCCGCGACGCCGAGGAACTCCCGGCGATTCATTCATCGTCTCCCTCCGTCGCACCCTTGCGCAGTTCGTGTACCGAGCGACCAACCGCGCGCGCCAGCTCGGGGATCTTCTTCGCGCCGAACAACAGCACGAGGATCCCCAGGACGATGAACCACTCAGGGCCGAAGCTCATGGCGCGAACGTGATCGTGTAGACGCCGCCAGCAGCGAACTGAATCGTGAACGTGCCGGCGGTCGAGGTGAAGTCCGCTCCGAAGTTCATACCGACGAGTAGGTTGTTGCCCGCAAGCGCGTCTGCGTAGAGCTTGGCTCCGCGAGCGGTGACCGAGGTGGGCGAGGCCCATACTTCGTCGGCCATGTCGTACGTCAACACGGCAGTGGCGCCAGCGACGACGAATGTCGGAGAGATGATGACCTGACCACCCGCCGTATAGCCGGTCCCAGAGACTTCATTCGTAGCCGCGTATGCCGTCTCGGTCTCGAAGGCGGGAGTTTCCGTGTTGTTGTACATCGCCCACTTGTGGCTCGTCAGCGAGAAGTCGAGCGCTAGGTTCGTCGCGTTCAGTGCATCACGGAAGCTGAGCGCATAGAGACCGCTCTTGGTCCATGCCATCTATTCCTCCTCAGTCACTTTGAGCTCGACCTCAAGCGTCTTGGGCTGTGCGACGGCATCCTGGCGATCGTCCCAATGCTCTACGTGATAGCCGGCACGGGATCCATCGTCCTCGTTGACGACGGGCTTCTTCTGAGAGGTACCTCGCCGGAGCGACACACCCACCCCTTTCTCTTGCCACTTAGTAGGCATGTGCCCTCCGTTTCAGACAGCCACGTAGACGCAGCAGCCACAGTTCTGTCTTGCCGATTCGATGAATGGCGCGGATCGCTATCCAGCAGGCAGAACGGTAGTCCTCGTGCTCTAGGGCCAGCGCGTAGTGGGCCTCGAGGTGCGAGAGGTTTTCGACAGCCACGCGAGCCTCGCGTTCTTCCGCCGTGCCACATGGCACCGACACCAACATCCGCCGGGAAGAAGCTTCTGACCGAGGGAGCACTCGGGGCAGCACCAAGGATGAGGGGCTCTGGGCATCAGGACCTCCCAGCGGTCCTAGGGAGTCGTGGGGTACGCGTCCGGCCTAGGTTCCGGGATCGCCTCCACAGCACTCCCTAGGACCGTGAAGAGTGGAAGGCTAGGCCCAGCCGGTCGCGACACCCATCACTGCCATACTGTTGGCGCTGGACCTAGCCCACCAATTTGACCCTACAAGCCAAGAGCCGCTCCTGAGGGAAGGGGGGGTTCAGGAGCGGCTCTAGCCGGGTCGAGGGCCCATCCCCGAGATGGACCCACCACACCAAGGGTAAGGAAATCACAGGCGTGGGATTCGGTCAAGAACCTGATCCCAGGCACGCCGGGCGTCATCCCGGAGCTCTCCCCTGCGAAGCCTCAGATACCAGACGTGCTCAGCGTGGCACTCTAAACAGCGGCCCTTCCGGACAGCCGGCCGCTCGTGGCAGTCCAGGCACGGGGTCATCATTCGGGGATCGCTTCCCCCCGCTCCCATCGGCGCCGTTTGGCTGCCACTGAGGCCTCGAACTTCGCTACGGAAATACCCTCCCTGCCCTTCGGCGGTTGAACCATCAGCGGACCCACTACTCGTTCGAGAGCGTTCCTGGCGTTGTAGAGCTCCCACCGGGCCACGTACACCTTCTTCGCGGCGCGACGGGCCTCGGCCCTTCCCCGCGCCTTCGACTCCGCCAGGACGACGGCCGAGGTCGGATCCGCATCGTGAGCCTTCACACCGCCGGCGCTGTCGCCGACCGAGGGAGCAAGTGACCAGCCGTGGGCGTGGCGGTAGAGCTCACGGAGCTCGGAGAGGACGTCGGCGATGGCTCGGAGATCGGACTCGAACTCAGCGGGCGAAGGGAGCCTAGAACGGCTCACGCAACCACCTCGTAGGTGGCCTCGAAGATATCCGGCTTGCAGGGATAGAGCTCGCCCTGCACACCGCGGATGATCCAATCGTCCTGCCGGCCGAGCATCAGCCCTTCCTTCGTCGGTATCTGTAGGCCGATCACGTCCGTGCTGTCGGCCGTGGCATTGCCGTCGCCGTCGATGTAGCAGCCCTCGGGTTTGCCGTCCTCAAGCTTGCCGATGCCCGCGAATTCGCACATCTCGCCCCACGTATCCCAGCGCAGTTGAACCGCCTCGATCTCGACAGGCTTCTTTCGATAGCGCCCCATCACTCCCCCCTCACGCGCACGACCACGGCGACCATCCCTGTGCCTCCACCATCCGCGCCGTCACCACGATCATCGTGCGGCTGTTCCCCCACCAGGATCGGAGGTGCCACCACATCGGCGCGTAGCTCCGCACTCGGTCGTACCACGATGCCAGCGCATGTTGGGCTAGGCCGACGTAGGGGCCGCCGGCGTTGTACGCCAGGCGCCACCACCCCGACTCGCACGAGATGACCGATCGGAACTTGCTCAGCCCGCCGGGCACCGGCCATCGCTTGAGGACGCACCACGTCGTGCGGTCCTCCTCGCGTTGGGTCCAGATTCCTCGATCGAGCCCTTGGAACCTGCACTGTTCCTGCCTCCAGTTTGCGTTCTCTGATCCGGCTAGGTGAACATCACGAAGCCGGGTTGTCTGTTCTGCCTGGCGGCTGTCCCCCCAACCTCCCACCAAGAGCAGAAGGGGGACAGCTATGCCAGCGATCACGTGTTTCCAGTTCTGTCCTTTCGCCGCTTTGTAGATGGTGCCCCAGTGAACGCCGTATGTGATTGCCAAGCTCTCATAGGTCGGCGGACGAGGCGCTGCCCTCGCAGCCCGGATCTCGCGAACTTGTGCTGCCGTGAGTCTGTGATTTGGTGTCCGCTCACCCCGAACTCGGGTAGCCACATCGCGGCCCTTGGCTTGTCGGTCAAGAGCATTGTCCCGATGCGTCCCCAGGAATAGATGCGCCGGATTCACACAGGGAGGGTTGTCGCAGGTATGGCAGACAAGGAAACCGGGGGGAATAGGACCGTGAGTGAACGTCCACGCAGCGCGATGAGCCCAGAACTTGTTCTGGCCGATTGTGAAGCGGCCATAGCCTAGGCCGTATCCCCGGATGATTTGCCCCCGCCATTCCCAACACTCTGTCGCCCCCCTTCGGACTACCTTGCTCCAGAACCGTTGCTCATCTGCAACAGTCCACGTCATTAATCTCATTCGTACCTCCGTCGAGTAGGCCGCGCGGGCGCGGCACGGGACGGTCTCGGTCTGTTGCTCTCACCTCCTCCCACCAGCCATGGAATGTGTAACCGAAGGAATTGACGATCTGCGAGACACGAGCGGGCGTCAGATCAACAATCTCGGCGATGTAACGCCGTCCGAAGCCCATGGAGAAGAGCTCCATGATGTGTTCGTTGCGGGCTGCTTGCTCAGCAGTGGTGAGCCAGCTCACAAAGGGCTCCTCCCAACGGGGAACGGAGCCGAGAGCGGGAAGCGGTGATACTCCGTGTGATGCCGCGGCCGGAGGCAACGATTAGGTTCGTCGGCCGTGGTCCCACACCGTGGGACGTAGCACGCTCGACAGATAGTCATCATCTCGTCGGGGTTCCAGCGGCTCTCGACCACGTCACCCACCCGGAACGTCCACCAGTCGTGCTCCGGCGCCTTCGGGCATGCGGCGACGGCATCAGCGTCGTAGCCGCCGTCGAGCCAGAACGGGCGCTTGGCCTTGCTCATCGGTTTCTCTTCCCATGAGCCCGCGCCGCCAAGGCGTCGAATCTCTCCCCGAGGAGATGCTCGAAGAACTCGATCTTGGATGCCGGATGCGAATCGATGAATTGATGACACCCGTAACAGAGAGCCACTGCATTGTCGGGGTCGTGACGTGTCGCCTTCACCCTTCGGCTGAACATGTGAGCCGCGTGAAGACCGTTGGAGTTGGGGAGATGCTTGGATCCGCAGCGTTGACAGGTGTAGTCGTCTCGTTCGCGGATCATCTTCGAGAACCGGATGTCTTCGGCGGTGCGGCGCAGACCAGTCACTCGTCCCCGATTCCGCTAACAAGGGCGCGCATCTCATTCGGCAGCTCACGCCGTTCCGACTTCACCAGGGCCTCAGGGTGATCGAGTAGGAGACCGACTCGATCCTCGATGATCTGGCCATAGAGTTGCTCAGCATTACGGCGGAACCAGTGGTCGTCCATGCTCGACATGCGGAACGTGTGCCAACCGATGGCCGAGGCGAGTCGAGCGATTGCAGGATGAGAGAAGCCAGGCGGCTCATCGGGTCGGAAGTAGTTGCTGGACGAGGCAGCCGCGCCCATCTCGGACCACGCGGCATCGAAGGCGGGAGGCGCATCGGCGTCGGCAGCGATCGCTCGCAGGATCTCAGCAAGAGACGGCGCGAACTCACTCGTCCGTTCCCGAAGCATGCGGCGGATTGCCCCTGCGGCAAGAGCTCGCTCAACGGGAAGACGTTGAAGTTCGTCGGCGAACAACGCGACTGTTTCGTTCGGCCACGGCTGCCTCGGATATGCCGCCTGAATCACGGCGACCAACTCAAGGGCATCGGCCTGCTTCACGATTCCTCCTCTCGGGCAGCGAGAGACATCGCGTAGATCTCGGCTGCCCTTCCGGTGCGACTGTTCCCACCGTTGCCTTGAGCCTTTAGGCGAAGCTGGTCGTACTTGGCTCGGAACTTGGGCATCGACATGATGTTGGAACGCCAGAAGGGATCGGCTTGGCACCATCGGAGAAGTTCTTCGGCCTCTGCGGGGTCCCGATGGTCGACTTCGACCAGTCGCCGAGCTTCGGTCCGCCATTGCTTGGTGATGGTTGGTCTCTTTGAGCCGTTCTCTTCGATGAGGTTTGTCAACAAGAGGCAGAGCGACTCGATTTCGGGACGAAGAGATAGGGACGGTTCTACTGATGGTTCTACTGACGGTTCAGCGGCAACAGCTGTTGCCGGTCGACGTGACGCTGGGTTGCCGGTCGAGGACGCGCTGGGCTTCCGGTCGGCAACGGGTTGCCGGTCGGCAGATATTGCCGGTCGAGGGGGGAACATCAGGGCGATCTGCTCCGAAGTGGGAAGCCGCTCCACAGCGATGCGGTGCTTATCCGTTCCTCGAGAGCCGGCCCGGCCCATCTTCTCGATCAGGCCCATCTCGCGTAGCTCGGCGATGTGGCCGCGGACGGCTCGCTCCGACGCTCCGGTCTTCCGGGCTAATCTGGCCTGACCGACGAAGATGCCGCTGCCATCGTCCTCGGCGTGATCCCCGAGAGCCAAGAGGGTGAGCTTGAGATGTGCTGGGAGATCGAGGTAGAAGACTCGCCCCATGACGAGGCCGCTCACCGCACGCTCCAATACGGGCCCTTGCAGACCGGACAGCACTCCTTCACGATCTTTCCCGACGCCTCAAGCGCATGGAGATGGCTCTGAATGGTGGATGTGGAAGAACGGCCCACCGCGACGCACAACTCACGAACGGTGGATCCGGGCCGTCGCGCCAAAGCGCGGATGATGGCGTTACGAGTCTCCTGGCCCTGATCGGGCGAACGCTTGTACCGCCCTACTCCGGAGAGTGCGCTGTCGGTTTGAGTGGACTTGGGGGGGACATTGACGTTCACTGAAGCTGAGCTCCCACCTTCACCATGTGCTCAAGGGCCACAGCAATACGCTCCAAGAGCTCTGCATGGCGGGCATTGGCAGCCTCAACCACGTCACGATGGGCTCGCCAGTCAGCACACCCATCCTCTCGTTCTTTGATTTCGCTATCTACTCCCTGCGCGTATTTCGCACTCTCGGCCTGAATCGCCTTCTCCCTGATATCGAGCTCACGCTCGGTCAGGGCCAAAGTCTTCTCCTGAAGATCCAGGCGTCGTGATTCCATCTCCTCAAACGTCTCTCTCATGTCTTCCCTCCTCCACTAAGTCATTGCTTGACGTTTCACGCCACCACCACTGCTCCGCACCGAATGCAGACATCGATGGCCCCGCCTGTCTCCCTGGTGATGGTCTTGATCCCTTCGGTGTGAAGACATCGGCGACGAGAGAGGGAGCCGGGAGTTTGCACGTTCTCGCGGGGAGTCACTGCCTCGGCGCCGAGTGTGTCACCCCCGCCTACCGTGCTATCGCCAGCGTCCCCCTCCCGCCGTTCATCGGGCGAGACTCCCTCTGTGGAATGAAGGGGATCCGGTACCTCGCCCGAGATTGTGTCCGAGGGGGGGCCTTGTGCGCCCCGCTCGATCAGAGACTCACCGGCAGCGCTAACGCTCGCCTTTGCAGGCGGACCCTCGGACACACTTTGAAGCAAGTAGTAGAACCTCTTTGTCCATGCTTCGATGTCTCCACCGAAATGCTGGTTTGAATCCTTTGTGTTGGATGTCAGCAGGATCACTGCTTGCTGCAAAGCCACGCTTGCATGAATGCTGGCCTGCTCCAACAGGAACGCTTCCTTCGTGTTGCGGAATGCAGTCTGGCCTCCACCTCGGCCTTCTTTCGGCGGGAGGAGTTGCTTGCCCTTTGGACCATCCCGAAGCGTCCAGCCGTCTGGGAGTTCCTTGCCGACAAGTTCGGCAGCCTTGGCGATCTCCGGTGTCCAAGCCTCCGTCTCGTCCTCGAAGCGCACGAAGCCCTGTTCGGGTTTTCGAGGGTTGGGCTTGAACGCAATGACTTTCATGATTTCCCGCTTCCCCGACAGACGGGACATTCGATCAGTTCGCCCTCGAACGTGCCGGGTGCCATCGTCAAGACGTAGACCGGATTCTCGATCTTGCCAACCGGACCATCGCGCCAGGACTTCTCACCCGTGTCGCGCTTGTCGACGCTACCCCAGCCACCGCACAACCAGCAGTTCACGCCGATTCGACCTCACTTGGGGACCACTTCGCCAGAGCGGCTTCAGCCTTGGTTAGTGAGGCAAGCGACTGAAGGGCAGATAGCCATTGGCGTTTCGATTCGACCGCTTGGGATGCGCTGCGCTTCAGCCCTTCAGCGAGGCGGGCCTTGTACTGAACCTCGGATGTCGCCTGGTCGGTGTAGGCTTGACGCTCCCCTGCCGTTCCAGAGCTCGACAGATATGCCGATGCCTTGGCGATCTTGGCCACCCGATCGGCCTCAGCGTCGTCGATGATCGCTTTCTCGTAAGCCTCGAGGGCCTGGTCGATATCCCTCTTGGCAGCGAAGAGCGACTTGGTCAGGTCTGCAGCGTTCATTCTGGAATCCACTCATCAGCGTCGGCCAGTGCGTAGCAGGCCTCGCAATCCATTGCAGGGGAGACGCCATGAACCGGGCACGCTCCGAAGGCCGCGGCCTCCTCCTCCTGTGCCTTCTCCGAGTGGAACCGGCCGGCAACGCATCCCGACTTGTGGCGATACGTCCAGCGGGGATAAGGATTGAACTCTCGGGAGAGCCAGGTCCGCTTGCCTCCGCACTCGGGACAGGTACCGATGGGGAAGGTCATCCCATCGCCTCCTTGCGCAGCGCATCCTCGAGCTCTTGCTCGACAAGCCGTTGCTCTTCACATGCTTCATGGACCCCGTCCTTATGACGGTCGATGTAGAAGACCGGGAACGGAAGGAGCGGCTCCTGACAGAGCAGACACACCAGGGGGCCGTCAGACATGATTACGAGAGACATTGGCTTCCCTGTACGCCTTGATCGATGCATCTCGCAGGACCGAGCCAGTGGCACAGAGTCGATCCTTTTCCGGCTCTGACTCGTCGACGTAGCAGACTTCGCAAGCGAAGAGGTGCTTCCCCCATCGCTCCGAGGCAGAGAGGGTGGGATAGGTGCTCATCAGCAACTCAGCAGGTAATGGAGTCGGGCCGGATAATCCGCACAGGGAACCGGAGCCTTGGGCGGCCCATCGTCATCGGGGTCGTCGGCAAGGATGACGTGCCAGCCGTTCGATGTCCCCGATGGATTCAGCGCGTTCGCCCGTTCCTCGACTCGCTCAGGTGGCACTTCCCCGTACGCACACACCTGCATGTAGAGCAAGCCGATGACGGGCTTGGTGACGACAACATCCTCGACGGGCACGCTCATGCCGCGCCACCGTGGAACGGACAAGCTGGGTCGCGGTAATGCCGTCCGCTAGCGTCGCTGATGTTTGCTGACCGGGATGAGAAGCTGAACCCCGTGCAGGAGCAGACGCGGACGCCGGCCATCGGTTCATTCACCCAGGGCTCTGGCTCGTAACCGAGTTTCTTGCGATCGAGGAAGATCCGGTCGACTTCTCGTCCCATCCGTTCCTCGTAGATCGCTGCCACCCATGCACCCATGAGGACACCGATGGGTAGAGCGATGGCGAGGCCGAAGAGGAAGCCGATCATGGTCGGCGCCCTATCTCCGGATCACGGCGCCGACGCCGGACTTCGTCTTTCCACGCTTGCGTCAGCGTGTAGTACCCACCGAGGTCACTCGGGTTGTCCTCGAACCCGTAGTGCCGCGCCTCATCATCGGAGAGCTTAAGACGTTTCAGGCCCTCGTCGTAATCACCGAAGAGCTGCCCCGTCACACACTTGCAGGAATCGCTGATGTCAAGAGGCCGGATCTTGATCTTGCGCCACCAGAACGGAACGAGCCTATCCAGCAATCCAGCACCAGCAGATGCCCGACCTCGGGTCCGTTCCGCCATTGATCTGACGTGCGGTTGTCTCCGCATTAGAAGTGCCACTTCCAGTTGACGCTGTAGACGACGGGCGCGAAGTATTTGACCCAGCGCGTGTAGTAGTTCCAGAATCGGAAGTAGCGGGGACCCCACGCCGTGTGAACGGTGACGTTCATCTGGACTGCGTAGGCCGTGTAGTTGTAGCAGACGACCTTGTGCGCGGTCGGCACCCGGCAGAAGACTTGGGCCGCTTGCGCCGGTGCCGGCATGAAGGCCACCAGGAGCACCGCGATCATGGTCGCGGTCACGATGATGCGTCGCATCACAATCCCTTCCTTCAACATGCCGAGGTGGTCGTGTTCTCGACTGCGGTCGTGGCCTGATCGATCGAGCTCGTCGCCGCGTTCACTTCTTGAGTCGCGAGTGTGTACTGGCCAGACTCAAGAGCAGCCGCAGAGGCGTCGAGGTGATTCGCCGCACTCTCCTCCAGACTCGAGATGGCCGGATCGGCCGCAGTCAGGACCGCGACCGCATGAAAGTCCGATGCGGCGCTATGGACGAAGGAGACCGCGCTAGCGACATCGCCGTTGTTCGCGGCTTGGCCTGCGGCGGTCAGCATCTCCGACGCATGGTTCGTCTTGGCGGCAGCCGCCTCGCCGTCGATGCATGAGGCACCGACAGCCGGCGCCACGGTTGTCGTGGTCGTGGGCTCAGTTGCCGTGTTCTGGTTCAAGAGGCCAGCCCCGGTTAGGGCGACGACGATCCCGCCTGCGATCCACGGCCAGCGCTTCTTCTTCGGTGCTGGTGGTGCCGGTGCCACTTCTGGTGGTGCCGGTAGTAGCTGCGTGTCCATCACGATCCCCCTTCCGCTGCCCACTCGGGCAGCTCGTCAAAGCCATTTGCCTTGACGAAATCGATGAGCGCCGCGACCCGCAAGTCCCACATCGCCCGACCGAGGGTCTTGGCGGCGTGCTCCCAGCAGAGTGGCTGGCCGTTCACAGCGAAGAACGTGAAGTCGACACGGCAGACCGACCACGAACAGCGACACGGGAAGGCGAGGCGCTCGGTGATGGCGTAGGGAGGCATCAGTCTTCCGCGAGCAGTGAGAGCTCGGAGTCCGCGAGGCGCAGGATGCGCTCCAAGCTCTCCTCGACCGTCTCGAGGTTCGTCTCGGCGAGGGTGCGAACGTAGCGGTCGACAACCCTCCCCTTCTGAACGGGGAGACTTCGGTAGACCTTCTGACCACCCTCGAACTGCGGTTCGTGCTCCATCAGGAAGCCACCTCCCGCGGCGGAAAGAGGAAGTCCACCGTCACGCCGAGGGCCTCGGCGAGGTTGCGAGCGTCGTCGAGCTTGGGGTGCTGACCCTTCTCGATCCTCACGATCCGGTCGAGCTGAACCCCGGATGCGTCGGAGAGTTGCTGCTGGGAGAGTCTTCGAGCCTCTCGGAGGCCACGCAGGAGGGTCTTCGGCTTGGTCTGCATACCCGTCATCCTGACGGATTTCCCGTCAGGTGTCAAGCGATTCTGGCAGGGACTTGCAGATTAGCGGAAGCCCAGGGATAATGCCTGCATGGCGACGGAGAACGCCCAGGCCAAGCCCCGGTCCTTCGCTCAGGAGCGGCGGCTGATCGGCCGGCGGGTGGCTGCCGGGAGGGTCCTGCGAGGCTACAACCAGGCTCAGCTCGGAGCGGCCTCGGGGCTCAAGCGGCAGACCATCTCAGAGATCGAGCAAGGGATTCGGGCCGTGAAGGCCGAAGAGGTTCCGTGGCTGGCGAAAGCCCTAGGCCAACCGATCTCGTGGTTCTTCGAGGATGTAGCTTTGGGCCTAAAGCTCAATCGCGCAAAGGTCCATCCCCCGTCAGCCGTCTCGGAATCCGTAACCCGCCGGATGGCCTACAGTCAAAACATCAGTCACACTCCCCCCATCCCCGATAGGGGTGGGGGGGGTGCCCGAGAGGGCCCAAAAGTGGTCGACCTCGGCGAGGCTCGACGTGAGCGGACCCGACATCTTCGAGATCGTGGGGAGGTGGGAGGACTGGCTCGCGGTGCGGGGCCGGGCGCCGGAGACGATCCGGGAGTATCGGGCCTACTTGCTGAACGCCGGCGCGCTCCTGCGAAAGGATCCGCGATGGTTCTCCCCCGACGACATCGTCGCTGTCCTGAAGTCCTACGCCGACCGGGGGCCGGCCAAGACCAACATGATCACCGCGCTGAAGTCATTCTTCCGCTTCGCCGAGGCCCGCGAGCTCTGCGGGAATCCCATGGCTGATATCGCCGTGAGACCAGAGCCGGAGAAGGACGCGGCGTCGCTGGATCCAGAGCAACTCCGGGCGCTTCTGCGCGCCGCCTTCCGGCGGGACCCACGGCGGGGCTGGACGCTGACGCTGCTCTACGCCACAGGGGCCAGGATCGGCTCCCTAGTGGCTGTCACAGCGGAGGATGTCACGCCAGCGAGCATCACGTTCCGGACCATGAAAGGGCATCGGGGAGCGCATGAGGTTCCCCTCAATCGGCTGGGGCGCATTTCAGCTTTACACTTGCTTGCCCTCAATCCAGGACCTCGGCCCACGCTGATCGGCGTGGGCAAGGGCGCGATCTGGCAGTGGGTACATCAGGCAGCGCTCGAGGGGAATGTCAGGGTCGACGGGCGGCTGGCCTGGCCACATCTGCTCAGACACTCCGCGGGGACGGCAGCCTACGAAGCGACCAAGGACCAGCTCGGGGTGGCCGAGTTCCTCGGACACAAGGACCTCCGGCAGATCCGAAGGTATGTGGGACGCACCGACGAACGCAAGCGTAGAGTGGCCCAGGCCGTCGGCCTGTGAGAGGGGGGATCCATGGAGCAGAGACCGCCGAACAAAGCACAGTTGATCGGCCAGCTCATCAGCCACCTCGGGAGCTTCATCATGCTCCTGTTTCTGCTGATCCTGTTCGGGAGCTGCGCCGTAGTCATCCTGCGGTCCTAGGACGCGAAGAAGGCCCGGGATCCCTAGGTTCGGGTCCCGGGCCATTGACTTCCCCGTCGGTCGGCGGAAGGGGGGTGCCGACCTCACAGGCATGTTCACGATATCACGCGCCTAATCACGTTCTCGACGGATGAGGCGAATGAGGAAGTGGAAACCGAGCCACAACCCGACGGCGAGGGCGAGCTCGCCGAGGCCACGCGTCACGGTCCAATCCGTCAAGGGTTGGGTGTGCGGATCCCCGTCGAGCAGGGCGATCGCCTCGGGGATGCCGAAGGCGAGGCCGACAGCGACGAAAAGCCAGATCGCCCAGTACCAATCGGTCCAACGCCTCATGTCAGATACGGCACGGCCTGTCCGGCCGCAATCATCATGTCGCCCAAACTGTCGCCGGTCGGCAGGATGATCCGGGCCAGGAACCGACCGTACTTGTCCTCCTTGGTGGCCACCAGGATGACCTGCGAACCCGGTGGGGCCAGTCCCTCGGCGTAATCCCTAGCCTCCGGCCCCCCGGCGTCGTGGAGCTCGGGAGCGTTGATGCCGTGGACCCGGACCTTCTCGCCATGGATGGTCTCGCCGGGCTTGGCCTGGCGATGAACCGTGCAGGAGTCCCCGTCGTACCAGGAATCGATCTCGGCGGGGAACTGGAAGATGAAGGCAGTCACATCATTCTCCGTGCTCTGCGGCGAACTCGATATGAGGCAGGTACTCGAAGCCAGCCTGCTCAGCGGCGGCCGTGTCCCCGTTGTCGCTGACGTAGATGAACCGATCCTCGTCGGGGTGCATGGCTTTCACGGCCTCGAGGTTGGCCGCACGGTCGCCCCCGCCATTGGGAAGGACGACAGGGAAGAACGGCGGCCGAGCCGCCGACGGGCTCACGATGTAGACGTAGTCGCCTCGATGCTGGAGCCCGATCAGATGGGCGTCGCTGATCGGGCCAGCCGAGGAGGTGAGCGTCCCGTCGACGTCGAAGGCAAAGACGGTCATCGTTCCTTGAGCCAGGTCACCACGGCCGGCACCAGGCCCAACAGGACCACGACAGCACCGATTTGGGCCGCAGTGAGGTCGAGGCCGAACAGCGTCACCAGCGCCCCCACAACCACCGACACTGTGCCTGCTGTCGTCTCCGCAGGACGTTTCCTGGCCACCTTCTTGACGACCTTCGTGGTCGCCTGAACGGGCTTGGTCACGAGTCCTCCTCTGCTAGCAGTTCAAGATGGAAAGCGAGTCGACGGTCTGCCTCTGCGCCACGAGATTGGTCCGGATCATCGCTGGCGAGATCCCGGGGATGCCGTTGGGGTGCTCCTCGAGGAATTGCTCCGAGGCGGCGACGCGAGCCTGGACATCGTGTCGAAAGGCACACAGTGCTCGCTGGTTGGTACTGGCGATCTGGTTGATGTAGGAGACGTCGTGGGACCGGATCGCCCAGGCTGTACCCCCGAACAGAGCCAGGACGAGGTACAGCACCACGGTCGCCCTGGCCATGCTTCTTTGAGCGCCGAGGATCTGGTTGAGCACCTTGACCGGACCGTTTTCCTCCTCAGCGTTCATGTCGCCGCCTCTCGTTCTCCCGCTGCTCCCTTGCCCAGAGGCGTTCACGCTCCTCGCACTCCCTAGCTCGCGTCTCGGCGGCCACCGCACGCCGCTCCGTAGCCTCCTGAACGGCACGGCTCTGCTCCCAGAGCTGCGCGGCCTCGCTCATGTCGATCCGCCCGCTCTGTCTCCGAGCGAGTCGTAGGTAGGCCCAGGCGCCGCCGATAGCGGCCACGCCCCACGGGACCAGGAAGGGAAGCCACGTCTCCACTCATTCACACACCAATGTCTTGGAGTTCCAGATGGCGAAGTGCCCGCCGGCGCGGGTGTCGCCCTGGATGACGGCGTAGTAGGCCACGGTCCGAACACAGGCAACCTTCAGCTGAACGCGGATGCTCCGACACCCACCGGAGTCACAGTGCCGCGCCTTCTCCTCGACGATCCGGCCGCTCCCGGCTTCGATGATGAAGCCCGTGACCAAGAGGAAGCGGTGCCTCTTGCTCACCACGTAGGTCCCGCGGGCCTTGGCGTAGCCATCGTCGATGAAGAAGCGGTGATCCCGGATCTGGGACGTGCCATGCGCCCATGCAGGAGCCGAGCCCACCAGAGCCAGGCTCAGCACGAGCGCCAGGATGTACCCGCGTCTCACCTGCTCACCCGCTGATGAAGTACGAGTAGTGCCAGGGCTCATCCGGACGCGCCTGATGCCAGCCTTCGGCCTTCAGCGCAGCTCGCATGAGGGTTTGGTTGGGCGCCGCCGTGCTCACGTCGATGGCCAAGCCGCGGGTGTGGAGCGTTCCGTTCGGGCTCGCGTATCGGTTGGGATCCCTCCGATAGCACTCAGCCTGGAAGGCGCAGGAGCGCCATGAGCCTGTCAGCGGGATCGCCCGCCACTTCCGTCCCGTCCGCTCCCCATACCGGCGCTCCGCAGCCTTGAACGATCGCATGGCAGCGGCCTGGAGCTTGACCGGTGAGCCTCCCTCAGGAGGCTGGTCGTAGAGCTGGAGGTTCGGATAGTCGTCCTTGCAAACCCCGTTGTAGTGGATGATGCCGTACGGCGTCTTCTGGTCGGTCATACCGTCCTCCTGTAATCAGAGTTGACACCCGGACCCGGACCTGCCTATCCTGTCACCAGCGATGACGGGAGGAGGTGAACACATGAAGCGATTGGTGGCAGCGATGGCCCTCGGCCTGACCCTGCTGGCGACTCCGGCCCTGGCCTCCTCGATGGGCGGGCCCGGCGACGACGTGATCTTCGGCACGCAGCAGGTCGACGACCTCTCCGGTGGTCCCGGAGCGGACCTCATCTACGGTCGGGCAGGCGACGACTACCTCTATGGAGGTCGCGGCGCGGACGAGCTGCACGGCGGGCCCGGGTTCGACATCTGCTTCGCCCAGTCGGTGGACGTGGTCTTCGGCTGTGAGGTGATCACAGGCGACCAGGGCTGAGGTGTAGGGTAAGCAGCGATGACGCTCTACGGCATCGCCGAGATCGCACGAGCCCTCGGGGTCTCCCGGGGGCTCGTCGCTCAGTGGCACAAGCGAGGAAAGCTCCCCGAGCCCACCGCGCGCCTCGCCTCCGGCCCCGTGTGGACGGCGAGGGCGATCGAACCGTGGATCCGGCGGCAAGCGGTTAGGACAAGGCCCATCTAGGCATAGCGGATAAACACAGCGGGTGGGCGGCCTGAAGTGCGGACAGCACTTGCCGGATATGTCGCAGGAAGCGCAGCGAATGTATGCGCGGTGCTGAGATAGTTACCACCGGTAGCCCCGCCAGTGCTGGGCCATCCCACGGCTGGAAAGACCGCCGACGGGTTGTTTCCGGTCGGTATGCAGTGAAATGTTCCAGTGCTTCCAGTCCCCACGACTACCGCAGCCCAAAGAATGAAGTTCGAGCCGACGGCGGCAGATATGGTCGTAGATGCCATTCCCGTCGAACCTGTTGTCCAAGGCCCACCCTCGGCCAGGAGTGACCCGGGATAGATATTCGTTTGAGATTTGGGCGCGTAAAGGCCTGCCCGAGCATCTAGGTCACCAGTCGTGGACACCGAGACGCCGATCCGATCAATCGTGGCTCCTCTGATCGGGAAGAATGGGACGACGTAAAGCAAATCGGTGGAGAATGATCCGCCGACAAGATCGGCACCTGTTCGAGCACCACACGGATACCATGCCTCAAGATCCGTCGTGCCACGCTGATATGCACCAAGTGCTGGGCCAAGTGCGTTCATGTTGTCCCGGATGTGCGTGTTCATCTGCGAGGCGGTGACAACCTCGCCCGTCACCCAAGTCCGGGGGTCGGTCCAGGCCATCAGGCGTCCCCGAGGCCGTGCTCGGCGTTCTCACGCTGCAGATCCGCGACGGACTCATGCGGGAGCCAGTGCCGATTCTCCGTAGGCCGGATGATGAGCTCGTCCTCGATGGCCTCGGGGGCGGCGGGCCAGACCACGCGCATCCACTTCCCGCCGATGGCCATATTGCCGCAGTCCGCGCAGAGAAATCGGCGGTCATCCGGCGAGGTGAACTGGGCCCCGCCGCAAAACGGGCAGTCGGCGATCCACCGGCCCTCGTTCACCCGCGCCGCCACCGTCTCTGTCGGGTCGAGCTCCATGGTGATGGGGACGAGCTTGGTGAATCGAAGGGCCCGCTCGGCGGGGGCCAGCACCTCGAGGTTCTCGCCCGAGGGCGTACGCAGGTAGTGAGACTCAGGGGTCGCGAAGCGCACAGGCGAAGTCCTTCTCAGTAGTAGAGGCGCGTGGTCGAATCCAGCACGCCATAGACCGAGTCGCCGAGGACCCAGTACGTAGTCACCTCATCAAGCGGCGACAGGTTCAGCGTGACCTCCCATTTGGTACCGCGACGAGCGTAGAAGTCGTGGGTGATTCCCTCGACGAAGCTGTCCTGCTCGATCGTTCCGCCGCCCACCGGGCGCTTGCGGGCCCGGAGCTTGGAATGAAGCTCGCGGTCGAGCAGCCGATCCCAGTAGTCGATCGAGGTCCCGATCAGCATCGAGGACACGCGGTTGGCCGGCGTGGCGTAGCGCGTCAGCAGGTAGTTGGCCCGATCGGCCATCTCGTTCTGATCGTCGTGGATCGTTGACAACGGCAGCGTCCGGTATGCGACGGTGTAGGCATCGCGGCTCGCAGAGTCGACCACGTCGACCGTCGTCTTGCCCGGCGCGTCGATCACGACGCGGTTCCAGAGGTTCGTGTCGGTGCGCTCGAGCGGCCCGAGGTCGACGTAGATCTTCTCGCTTCCGAGGTCGCCCCAGGTGTAGTTCGTCGTGTCGAGCGCATCGAGGACGAACTTGGTCCGGTCCTTGAATGTGACCTTGCCGTCAGCCGACATGAACAGCAGGCCGCCCTCGGTGAGCTCGACCTCCTGCAGCGCCGAGAGCGCCGAGTCCTCGTCATAGGTCTTGGCCTGCACCGTGGAGATTCCGGCGTCGATGGTCCGGTCGGCGGCGGGCCAGTTGATTCCATCGAGGATCGCCCCGATGCGCGTGCCGGATGCCTCCGCCGAGCGGACTGCGCTGTACTTGGCTAGGCTCAGGATCTTGAACGCGTCGACGGCCTTGATCGTGACCTCGGCATCGCCAGACGGCCCCAAGCTCCAGACCTGCGGCCAGGTCTCGATGTAGCCATTGAAGATGTTGTAGGTGACGGCCGAATACGTCGCGCGAATCCGGATCCGCTTGCCCGGCTGGACGTTGGGATAGTAGGGGCCGGTCGCCTTGTTCGAGTCGAACCGGCCGTCGCGATTGCCGAAGGACACCGACGCCTCGGCGGTCTGGATCTTGTCGAGCTCGTGATTGCGGCCGCGGCGAACGTGCCACTCCCGAACGTAGGCGGTCACGTCGGTCCACGTCGGCGTGGATCCGGGGTTGGTCGAGAACGCGATCTCGATCGAGATGGTGGGCAGTGCCATGGGCTAGACGATCCCGGAGGTGCCGTTTCGCCGCTGGAGTTTCAGGATGTACTCGTAGACCTTCCGGCCGGTGACCTCCGGATCACCCGCCCCACTGACGTTGATGGTGGCGTAGATGTTGCCTCCGCCGCCACCACCTCCTCCTCCGCCACTCGGCGTGATGTCCACGCGTTCCCTCGTGCCGGCCTCACCGGCGAGGATCAGCGTCGGGCTGGAAACCATCCCGTGGAAACCGTGCTGGGCACGCTCGACATTGAACAATCGGGCGGCGACCTGGATGCTTACCGGCCCGAGGCTGTTCACGAACGAGCGGAACGACGCGACGGCGGCCCGCGCTGGACCCGTATCGGCGATGATGTCGATGGCCTTCTTGGCCGGGATCCCCTTGATCGAGGCGGCGAGGTCGTCGGCCTTGTCCTTCGCGTCCTTCATGGCATCGCGAGCGATCTTCAGCGCTCCGCTGAAGTCTCCGACGGCCAACAGATTGTGGATCTGCTGCTTCTCGAGATCGGTGAGCGAGCCCCCGTATCGAACCGTCTGAACGATCACCTCGCGGAGTCGTTCCCGCTGCTGCTCCGTGACCCGGATAGCGTCGGACATGACGAACCACAGATCCTGCTGCGCCCTCGTCAGCCCGGAGACATTGTTCTGCTGGATCTTGGCGGCTGTAGCCACATGCGTGGCGCTCTCCGCGAGGTGCTGGCCCTCAACTCCCGCCTTGCCCCACGCGCGTGCTACGTCGCCAGCAGCCGCAGTCGCCTCTTCGCTGTTCTTTCCAGCTATCTGCACGGCCTCCGCGTACCGGTTGATCGAACCGGTGGTGTCGCTCGCCGTGTGCTGCAGGGCAACGTATGCGGCCGCGAACGCGACCAGAACGACCGTTGCCGCAGCAGCCGCAGTCGCCATGACCCCGACTCCTCCTGCCACTGCTGCCGTCCCTGCTGCTGCCGGAGCGGCAGAGGCCCCGATGCGAAGGAAGATGCTGGTGATCCCTCCGCTGACCTTCAGGAGGCCGCCGAAGATACGGAGCAGCGGGCCGAGTGCGGCGACTAGGAGCCCGATCTTGATGATCGTCTCCTGCATCGCCGGTGAGAGGTTCGAGAAGGCCTCGGCCCAGCCCTTGACCATATCGGCGATCTTCAGCGCGATCGGCAGCAGCTTCTGGCCGAGGTCGATGGCAGCGACCTTGAGCTTGGTGAGCGCCTGCTGGAACTGGAATCCGGCGCCCTTGGTGGTCTCCTCGAACGCCTTGTTCAGCGAGCCGGTGGAGTTCTTCACCCGGTCGAAGATCTCGTTGACCTTGTCCGCCTCCTGCCCGGTGAGCCCGAACGCGCCGGTCATGGCCCGGATGTTCGGGATGATCACCCGCATCTCGTCGATGTTTCCGTGCGTCCGCTCCTCGAGCAGCCGGAGCGCGCCGAGGATCCCTTCATCGGAGATGACCGAGCGCATCTGATCCGCCGAGATACCGATGGTGTCCATCATCTCGGCCGCCGCCTTGCCCGGGGCGACAAGCGCCGAAAGCAGGCCTCGCATGGCCGTGACGCCCTCGTTCACGTCCAGGCCGATGTTTGAGAGGCTCGCCAGCGACGCCGCGATCTCGTCGAATCCCACCCCGGCCTTGGCGGCGATCGGGAGGATCCGGCCCATGGCGGTACCGAACTCATCGGTCTCCGCTGAGCCCTCGCGGACGGCGGCTACCAGCGTGTCGGTGACCTTCGCGGCCTTGAGTCCCGTACCGGAGTAGGCGTTCAGAGTGTTCGCGGTGAGCTTGGCGATGGTGGCCGTGTCGCCCAGACCGGCGGCGGCTGCCTTGGCCGAGGCTTCTAGGGTCGGCATGATCTGAGTGGTCTTCAAGCCGGCGGAGGACAGGAAGAACAGGGCGTTAGCGAGCTCGCGCGGGTCGCGGGCGGTGGCGCCGGCGAGTGACTTCACCGACTCCTTCCACTTGTCGATGTCCTTCTGCGAGGCATTGGAGACGGCGGCGATCTTGGTGAAGGCACCCTCGTAGTCGGTGGCCATCTTCACTGCGGCAACACCGGCGCCGACGATCGGCAGCGTGAGGTTGCGGGTGAGCGTGGCGCCGGCGGAGGAGAGCCGCTGACCCACCTGGCGCATCTTGTCGCCGATGTTGGCGTGGGCCGTATCGATCTGCTTCAGCGCACCGAGGACGCCACTCGCGTCTCCGGTGTACATGATCCGTAAGGTGCGACTCCCGGCCATCTACATCAGCCCCACGGGAGAGGCACCCGCAGCGCCGGTCGCCCAGCCATGGATCTCGAACAGGTTCCGAAGGCCCCGCTCCAGGATGAGCTCGATCTCGGCCTCCTTGTCCTGGACCGCCCGGCCGGCGAATCGGGAACCCGGCGACCCATAGCGGGCGAAGCCCGTCCATTTCCCACGGGCTCCCCACTCGGCGCCGGCTCCGTAGGGCACGCCGCTGGTGATCTCCCCGGTGACGCCGCGAACGCTCGCCCGGTAGCTGCCGGCCAGGGCACCTGTGATCTGCGGCGATTCGGCGGAGGCCTGGGCGATGACAGGCTCGCCAGCCGCCTTGAGAGCCAGCATTAGGTCACGCGGCGCGAGCCAGATAGAGCTCCTGATCGCGCTGCGGAATGCCGCGAGATTCTCGATTCGAACGCCGTACATCTCAGCCAATGAGCCCGTCCCGTCTGTCTTTCAGCTCACGCATACGTCGCTCTCGCTCGAGAGCGACCTCGCGGTCGCGAAGGACCATCAGCACCGCCTCGTAGAGCTCCGGATCCTCATCCGGCAGCGCTCGCGTGACGCCGCCGGTGTTGACCAGGACGCTCGCTAGCTCGTAGGTGGCGGTGCCGCGATCGTAGGGTTTGGCTCCGGGGCCTCCTCGGCGAACTTCACGTCGAGCTCGTCGACCTCTTCGCAGAAGACGTCGAAATTCCCGACTTGCCCATTCAACGAACGCGCCAACGCCCGCCAGCCGTAGAACAGATGCCACTCCTCCCGCACGTTCGCGAAGTCGGCACCCGGCTTGGGATCACCCTTCTCGTCGTAGAACTCGCCGAACTTGCTGAAGGAAGCCGAGGAGAGCTTGAACCGCCGCTCGAAGGCGATGCGGTCGGCCGTGCACATGTAGGTCTTAGTCTCGGCCCGCAGCTCCCGGCCATCGAGCATCGTGACAGTCACAGTCGCCGTCGTCATGGTCCGCTCACCGAGAGGTTGTTCGTCGTATCGGTGAGCACGACCGAGGTGAACTGCACGGTCATCGGAGGACTGCACTCGGGCGAGAACGTGGCCGTAGCGGTGAGCGTGTAGTCAGCCTTTCCGTTCTGCACCGGCACCACTGCCGACGTCGAGAACGACGTCTTGTTCTCCGCCTGCGGGTGATTGCCTCCGCCGTTGATACAGTCCGCCGTTCCCGACAGGACCGCAACGATTTGGTCCTCGTCCCCGAGCCCGGCCTCCTTCGCCGTCACCATCACGGTATTGCCCGATGTGGTGAACACGGGCGTCCCCACGAAGTGTGGGCTACCCGCCTGGGCTGGCAATGCGAGCACGCCGAGCAGGAGCCCGATCGCCAGTGCAACTACTAGCTTCCTCATGCCAACTCCCTTCTTCTAGCTCCCCGTGTAGTTCGTCGCGGCCTCCTGGTTGTGGACCAGCGCCGTGAAGGCGTTGGGCGTGGTATCCACGACCGTTGCCGTGAGCTCGATCTCCGCCGGACCACCCGCCGGCGTCGGGTTCGGATAGGCCCCCGGTGTCCACGGCAGCCGGGTCGCGGCGAAGTCCAGATCCCGCGTGCCGGCCACGACCGTCCACAGCGTGTGAAACGAGCCGTAGACCGGGACGTTGGAGACCGCCGTGCCCGCGTCCGCACCGGTGACGATGGAGCGCCAGAGCGTGGTGTTGGTGGGGATGAGCCGGAGCACGACGGTGATCTCCTGCCATCCCGGCCACACGTCGATCGGCTCGAGCTGGCGGGAGGCACGCACCGGCTCGAGGTGATTGTTGATAGTGATAGATCCGCCGGTGATGTCGGCGGTGACCGGCGTGGTGGAATCCGAGTCAAGAGCGAACGTCCCGCCGGCGGGGAAGAAGGACGTCTGGCCCGAGTCATCCGTGGTCGGATCGCCGGAGGTGGTGTACGGCGTGGCCACGGTGCCCATGAGCCGGCAGCCCATCTCGATCGGCTCGGCTTGGTCCCAAGTGAACGAGAGCTGGTCGACCCGGCAATCTCGGATCTTGTGGTACTCGGTGTCCAGCCGCGTCGCCGCCGTGAGGTAGCCCGGGGCTGCGGCCGTGTTGGTGATGGTGTGAAGGAACGGGTCGCCCGCGCCGGTGGTGTTCCGCGAGCCCAACGCGTTCTCCAACAGCATGACCACGCTGCGAGGCCATGCGCGGGAGGTGACGTCCACGGTCCACAGGAATGCCGAGCGGTATGCCGAGGGCGGCACGCGCGTGGCGATGGTGAGCTCCTCATAGGACTGGTCGAGCCCAGGGTTGAAGATGTCGCCACCGCGCAGCGCCAGGCCGTACTTCCGGTTGGCCGCCAGTGTCCCGAACGAGGTCTGCTTGTCGATCGCGAGGACAGCGATCTTCTTGTTCAGAGCCACGGCCTCATTCCTCCTTGTCCGATGGCTTCACGCGCTCTGCGTAGCCCAGCTTGATCAGGTGCTCCAGCGCCGCTACTTCGTTCTCCTTCGCCTCCACGACACCGGCCTTGAACGTCAGCTCCGGGTCGGCCCCGAGGGCGACCGAGCAGGCTTCCTTCACCCTGTACTTCATCGCTTTCCTCCCTATCCGGTCCGAAGAACTCGGGCCCTGAGAGCGCCCAGGAAGTGAGGAAGGGCCCTCCTGGTACTCGCGGGCCCGAGCGCCTCATTCGCCTCGCGCCGCACGGAGCGATATTGCGCGGGGCCATGCTGGTGGCGGCGGGCGAGGCTCTGGCGCAGCCGCAGGTTCCACAGGTCGCGCGGGACCGCACCGCGCCGGAGCGCCCGGATGGCCACTCGCGACGCCGTTCGGTAGTCCCCGAGCTGCACGGCAAGCGCGTAGACCCCATCGTTGTGGTTGAGGTTCTCGACCATCTCAGCCTCTACGTCAGCTGCGCGAAGACCTCCACGCCGTACTTGATCCGGGCCAGAACGCCCTCGAGATACTGGGTCGTATCTAGCTCGTAGCCGCGCCCCTCGGCCCAGTCGATGATCGATAGGCCCAGACGCGGGGTGTCCGCGAGCTCGTTCTCTACCTCGGCCAGAATCTCGAAGGCCCGGGCCTCGGCCACCGGAGGAGTGACGCCGGAGACGAAGCAGTGGATGATCAGGTCCACCGTGTACTGCTCGTCGCGAGGAACCCGTCCGCCCGTGGTGCCGCTGACGGCGTGGACGCCCCGCACCCGATCTAGGTAGATCGCCTCTTGGGGCATCTCACTCGGCTGGGCATAGGTCACCGACACGCCGTCGAGCCCAGAGCGCGCATCCAGCCGCGAGGTCAGGGCGGCCTTGACCGCCGGCACCGTGCTGGTGTTCATGCCACCATGACGAGCTTGCGGGCCTGCAGTACCGCATCGACCTCGGGGATGCCGGTCGGTCGCATCGGCGCCGTGCGGATCACCGTGCCCATCTCCGTGACGTAGGAGGTCATCCGGTCCGGGATCCCGGACTGCTCGGTGAGCACTCGCGCCCGGATGGCCTGCATGGCCACTTGACGGAGCTCGACGTCGGGCTCGTCCGCCCCGTACTCGTAGGTCACCTCGACGTTGCGGTGGCCGGCGGCGAAGGATCCGGTGTCACGGACGATGCGCCCGGTCTCGTAGAGGTCCCAGGTGGACATGCCGCTCTGGGCGGTCCCGTCCACCTTGCACGTCAGGATCCGACGCGGGAGAGCTCGCTTGAGCCACAGCTCCGCCGAGCCCTGCCCATCGAGGAACTCGTGCTCGAAGCGCGGGACGAAGGCCACGCCGCAGAATCGCTCGGCAAGGTCCTCGAACCACTGGCGCTTCTCCTCGAGGACATCCTGGGCGATAGTGCCCAGCCCGTTCATCGCCTTCAGATCGGGGATCGGCACATAGAAGGCCCCGACGAAGTCGACGTGGATCGGCGGGTGATACTGCACCGCGGTGCCGAAAGTCCCGTGGAAGTCTAGGGTGATGTACTCAAGGTCAGCCTGCGGCGCAAGCGTGTAGCTGTAGACCCCTAGGCTCACATGGCTCGTGGCCTGATTCGCCAGCACGCTCCCGTCGGCCCGGGTGATGTCCACGACCACACTGGTGCCGTCGACCAGCACGCCGTCGTCGTAGAACCGGGCCTCGATCGTCGCCTGGGTATTGCGAAGGACCCGTTGAACGCTCACTCAGGTCCTCCTCGAAACACCATGGCGATGGCGATGGCCGCCACGAACCAGGCGAGCGGCGAAAGGTGGGTCTGCCAGGCGAAGATGGCGGTGAGGAACCCCAGGACGATGCAGGCCACAGCGACGAGGAAGAGGACGAGTTTCACGCCCGGAGTGCCTCGATAAGCTCGGCCTTCGACATGGAGAAGTAGCCCTCGACCCCGCGCTCGCGCGCCAGGGCCCGGAGCTGGACGACCGTCCGGTCCTCATAGGGCCCGGTCCCGGTGTCCTCCTCCTCCGATACGACAGTGCCGCGGCGCTCACCCGGCGCCTGGGTCGCCGTCTCGACGTGGTCCCATCGGCCGAAGGACGTGACCTCCTCGAAGTGCTCGGCCACGGCGTTCTTGCCGAGCTGCTTCAGGAGCGCGTGGCCCGCGGGGACGATCTCGCCTTCGGCGAGCGTGATGAACTCGCCCTTGAACTGCACCCCGAAGGCGTGCTTGGCCTTGTAGTAGTCGTTCTTCTTGGTCATTGGCCCCTCCTTCAGACCACTCGGAAGCGGTCAGGTGTGATGCCGAGCCGGCGGCGCATGCGTTCGCGGGTCTGCGCTCGCCTGCATTGCCGACAGCGACGAGCTACGAAGGACCGGCCAGCTCGCATGCGCAGTTCCTCCACCAGATTGCCGCCGGAATAGGGATGCCCTCGCGGGCAGTTGGCCCGCTCACTCATGCGTTGAGTCTTGCGAGTCGCAGCGAGCACTTCGCGAGCTTTCGCTCGTCGCCTCGCACCGAGGCCGAACCAGAGCATCGCAACGAGGGCTTGCACATTTTCGAACCCGTAGACACGCCAAGTGGGAACGGCCTTTTTACTACCCGTGCCGGGGCGGTGGACGTAAATGTGACCGAAGCCCACGGCACGTTGAAATCGCTCGACGGAGTCGAGATCAGTCATCCCAAGAGAAGCCTGAGCGGTGATGGACCTCCCAGCTCCATTGCGTCCAGCGGGATATTGGCCGAGAGAACCTTCACCCTCGAACAGACCCGCAGCCCAGGCGAGTTCTGTGCGAAACTCTCCCATGTCGAACCTCCTGTCCAGGTTCGACAGTAGCCCCGAGGGACGACACCCCTCGGGGCTTTCCTGTCGTCTTCCTATGTCGTACCTGTTCCCGCCCGGAAGCCCACGGGGTCCAGGACCTTGGAACCGTTCCGCCACCACGCGAAAAGACCGCGTTGCCCAGTTGGAAAGCCGAATCCCGCTCCGGCCACGGCCTGCTGCGTGAGGTTCTGCACGAGCTCGACGTTCATGCCGACCCGATCGATGATCTTGAACATCGAGAAGTCACCCAGGAAGATGTCCTTCACTCCGTTCACGATCGTGGCCGGTGCCGTCGAAAGCTCGTTCACGGCGTAGCCGAGCAGTCGCAGCCCGGTGTTGCCGTTTCCACCCGAGGACGCCGGAGCGTTCCCCATGAGCTCACCGATGCGGAGCCACAGCTGCGCGCCGCCGGCGGTGTCCAGCGCTCGGATGATGTTGTAGATCGCCCGGTTCGCCACCCACTGAGCCCGTGGGCGGAAACGTGGAGCGAGTGCCGCCTCGATCGCGTAGAGGTTGGCGGCGGTGATCGTCAACCCGGTCGACAGAGCCGTGGTCCCGGTGACGCCCGTCGACAGACCGAAGGGGTTCGGCGGGGTGCCGTTGCCGCTGAAGAACGCGGTGGCCTCCTCGTCGTCCTTCGAGTCGGCGAACAGACGCGCGAGCCCGGCGTCCATGCCGGGCCAGTCGCCCTCGGCCTCGACCGAGAACGGCACGAACGCCTGAACACGCGAGCAGACGATCGCGGGCTGCGCAAGCGTCGGCGTGTTGTCGGTCGTGACCGCACCCTCAGCCGCACGGGACGCCGTGATGGCCGCCGCCGTGGTGCCGCGCCACTCGTTCGCCCCCACGATCGACTCGACGTTCGAGATCGCCCTCAGTGGGTTGACCACCGAGGCCGACACCGGGATCAGCGTCGGGTCGAGGGTGAACGTGATCGGGATGCCCGTGGTGCCGAGCGAGAATGCACGCTGCTCCTCGTTCGTCATCGGGACGCCGGACATCCACTTGCGGAACGCCGCCCGGTAGGCTGGCGACCCGGTCTTGAGGATCCGCCGGGCGAGTTGCCCATCGTCGGTGTCGAACTCGTCGAGCAGGCGTGCGATGTGCTCCTGCACCCGCTCCCTCGGCAGCGCGCCGGGCCGGTCGGGGAAGTGCGCAAGCTCGATCGCTCGCATCGCCCGGTCGCGGTATTCCTGGCGTCCGCGGCTCGGGTCCTCCGGATTGAATCGGACGTTCGACAGGTCGTAGATGTCCCGTTCCTTGAGGCTGGAACGGTCGACCTTTGGTGCCTCCCAGGCCGGGGTTGCGCGCGCCGGATCCGCCGGCCCGTTCGTCGCGATGTGCTTCAGGTACTTCTCGCGCTTGTCCAGCTCGACCACGCGCTTGTCGATCTCCTCGTTCGTCTCCACGAGCTCTGCGTAGCGCTCGCGCGCGTCGTCGGGATAGGGCAGGCCGGCATACTCGTTCTCGAGCGCCGTGAGTTCGGCCTTGACCTCCCCCTGCTTGTTCGTGAGCTCCTCGATGGACCGGAGCTCGTTCAGCTCTGCGACATCCACTGCAGCCACTCCTCTCGTGTGCGAAATCGCCGCACCTCGGGAACGGGCAGAGGCTTTTCCTCAGGAGGCTTTTCCTCGGCGCCCTTCTTCTTCAGCACGTCCTCGATCATCCGGGCCAGCTCGCCCGGACGTCTTCTCGCCAGCTCGGCCACCGTCTCGGTCGCCGGCCGGAATTCATCGGTGAGGGATCGCACGCCGGCGGTGGCGCCGACATAGGCCGGGAACGTCACCGGGCCCGCCTCGAACACCGAGGCCTTCACGATCGTCCGCTCCGGGAGACCTTCCGGATTGTGATCGGAGACCTCGGGCTTGTGGACGATCTCCTCGTCGTCAATGCCGAATCGGAACGACGCCCCGTAGGCACCGGCCCGCAGACCATCGACCACGAGCGGGGGCACCCCGGCGAACATGGGTGCCTCAGCCACCGCGACGAGGTCGGCCTCGCGTGCCGTCACCGGGTGGCCGAGCAGCTTGTCGCCGAGCTCGGGATCCCGACCATGGTTGAACGTGATCTTCGGTGTGCGCTCGGCGAACGAGTCGAGGAACGCACCCTGTCTGATCCGTTCCATGAACCGGCCCTCGAACCACGAGTCGATCTCGGTCCACTCGTTGAACCGGGCGAAGTTGACGACCAGCGTCGGGGGGTGATCGCCCTCCCCATCACGGAGCTCGAAGTTCTCGGCCGATGGGGCGATCGCGCGGTACAGATCGGCCGTCGGAAGCGCGGATGCCTCCTGGGCCTGGATCGTTGCCATGTGCGCCTCCAGGTGTCGACGAGCCTCGGCGGCGTTGGTGAGGCCCTGGGTCTGTCCAAACCGCTGCAGCGCTTTGCGAACGCCCTCAGCGTTGGGAACCGGATGCTTCGCCAGATAGTGGTGGGGCAGCTTGTGGCTCGAGCGGAGCGCGGCGTCGCCGGAGGTCTTGCCCGCGCAGATCTTGTTGTACTCCGCGGCCGTCGAGCACTGCGTCATCGCCTTGTTGCCGTCCCACGCGCTGTTATCGACCGCGGCCCGTGTGGCCTGATCGACCATGCTCGCCTCCTTCACGTTGGCGTTGAGCGCCGCCAGGTGCTTGAGCGCCGCGGCCTTCGTCGGGTGACAGCCGCCGGGCACGATCTTGCCCGTAGCATCGAGCACCACGGCCCAGCCCGAGCAGCCCGAGTAGCTACTGTCTAGGTGCCACGGCATGACGCTCCTCGACGGTCCGCAGCGACGGTCTCAGCGCAAGCACGGCTGCAAGCTGTCGACGGCGTCGTTCGCCGAGCCACGGGCCGATGAGTTCCCCGAATCTGCTCACGTTGACATGGCCCTGCGTTTGCCAATGCCACTGCACCTTGTTGCCCGGCCCCTTGTTACGCGGGTCGACTGTCCCGCGACCCATGACATCTCGGAATCGCTCGATCACATCACGGTCGGTGGATCGGATCGCGGCGAGCGGATAGCCGCTGGATCGCGTGAACCAGCCCTCGCCCTCGAACAAACCGGCGGCCCAGGCGAGTTGCTCCTCAACTGACGGCGGCATCGGCGGGCACCTTCCCGTTCCCACTCGGCGCTGGCAGCTCGCCGCCCGGTGGCTGGAGCTGCACCGAGAACAGGCCCGTGTGCTTGAGCAGCGACAGGTCGTTGGCATCGACCGCCGCGACCACCGACTCCGACTCGAACCCGGCATCGACCAGGGACTTCACGGTCGAGGCCCGTACCGAGAGGATCTCGGCGGCGTCCTTCTGGTCCTCCTGCAGGAACGGGATGTCGCGGTCGTCGTACCACAGGCGGGCGTCCGAGGGGGTACTGATGATGTTCTGCAAGGACCCGGCGAAGTTGCGCCACGTCGGGCGGGCCCACTCATCGGCGAAGGCCCGCCGGGCCTGGCCGTAGTTCGAGTACGTCGCGGCCTGCAGCCCCTCGGAGAGTCCGACGAGCACCGGTGGCACGCCGGCAGCCGCAGCGATCCGGGTCTCCCCGGCGCCCTGGGTCTGCTTGAAATCGACCTGCCGTAGGTTTGCACCGATCACCGTGGCGTCGGCGCCGCCGCCGAGGAAGATCCGCTGGTAGGCGCCCTGGAGCCCCTCGGGGTGCATCTCCTTGAACAGCTTCACCCACTCTTTGAACTTCTCCGGGGTGATCTGCGGATCGGACTTCACCAGCAGGTTCGGAGTGGCCCCGCCCTCGAAGAACTTCAGCTTGTGAGTGGTGGCCGCGAGGTCTCCCTCGATCTCCCGGATGACCGGCGAGATCCACGACCTCCCCCTCCACGGCGCCAGCGGGTCGGGCATCGGGGCGAAGTGCGCCACCCGGTTCGGCAGCAGCGGGATGGGATCCTTGCCGCCAGCCGTTCCACCGGGCTGGTACAGGTAGCCGAGCACCTCCGCCCCCAGATCCCAGCCGTTGCTCTCCTTCACGTCGGGGATCCCCGAGACGATGGTCATCCAATCCGGACGGAGCACCTGCAGACGGCGCGGCGACAACCAAGCGACGAAGGCATTCCCGGCGAAGTCGGCCGAGATCAGAGACTTGGCCAGCAGGTCGCCGGTTGTTCCCCCGGGCCAGGGCCGCTCGAGGAGGTTCAGCGAGGGGTCCGAGAACAGATCGCCCGGCCGGCCCTTTCGCATCCGCTGGAAGGCGAACCGCGCCTCCGTGAACACCCGGAGCCGCACGGCACAGCAGGCGAACACGACGGCATCGGCGCCGAGAGCCCCCGTGACGTGGCCCGTGTATGACGGTGCGATCCTCTCCTCGTTGCCCCGCAGCGTGGTGTTCAGCCCCAGCGGATAGCTGGTCCCCATGAACGAGACCCACGTCAGCCAATCATCGATCGAGAGCGGATCGTTGCGCTCCTCCATGGCGAGCTCGTCCCCCTTGAGGGCGAGGCCACGGCTGAAATCGAACGTGAAGCGTCCCATTCGGCTCCTCTAGATCGACGCGATCATCGGCTCGCGGGCACCCTGCGCCGCGTAGAACATGGCCCGGTCGTAGGCGAGCACAGCTGCCACCGCGAGGTCGATATGGCGCGGGGAATCCCGCGTCTCCTTGGTGATGTAGGCCCCGTCGCGGTGCTCCTTCACCACGGCGTTGTGCAGGTGCCGTGACAGCCCGGGGTTCCCGTCATGGGCGATCCCGGTGCCGTTGACCACCGCGGCGTAGAAACGGGCGCATGCCGGCGCCATCCGCACGATCGAGTTGGTCGGAAACTCCACCACCTGACGGTAGCGGTCGGTCCACTCCTCGATCTCTGAGGTCCACCGGTGCGGGTCGCACGCCATCTCGCGGACGTCGTAGGTGCGAAACGCCCGATCGACCGCGGCGTCGACCTCGCCGCGGGGAACCCGCCAGCTCTCGTCGGCGTTCTCGGGCCGCTCCCACCAGTCGAGCACGAACAGGAAGCCGTCGAGCGTGCAGCCCACCAGCCCCGTGCAGTCCCGGTTGTACGAGCCGTCGAATCCGAGCACCACCGTCGTCCCGGGCTCGACCTGACAGTCGACCTCGAGGTTTCCCCACAGGCCAGCCGGAAGCCACGATCCGGCCGGCCGGACGAACTGGCCGAGGTGATAGCGCCGGAACTCGTGCTCGGGAATCCGGTCCACCTCATAGCGCGCCGCGATCCGCTCGATGTCCACCCACGACGCCGGCATGGCCTCGCGGATGGCCGCCCGGAGTTGCTCGGGATCCCCGAGGTCGTACTGGCCGGTTGCCGCGTATCGCACGTACAGGAACGTCGGGTCGACAATCTCGCCCGCCGCGACCTTCTCTCCGTAGGCCACCAGGCCGCCGATGAGCGAGTCCGGTTGGGCATCGTCCGGCGTGCTGATGTTCAGCTCGAGCCCCTGATCGCGCTTGGAGAGCGAGTTGCCGACGACCAGATGCACCCGGCGCTGGCGAGGCAGTGTCCACTCGTGGAGTTCGTCCGCGATGAAGGCCGTCGGAAGGCCGCCCTCATTGGTCCCACCCACGCCAGCAACCCGGAACAGCCGGCCGGGCTGACCCTTCACCCCGATCTCGGTCTCGAACGCTTCGAGGAACGGCGCCACGCCGCTTGATTCGTGGGTGGCCATGATGTACGTCGGCTCGAACAGCCGGTCCGTCTGCTCCCACGACGCCGCCGCGAGCGGGATGTTCGGCGACTTCCGCCGCGTCGGGGCGCCGGTGGTCGTGACCGTCGTCGGGCCCGCGAGCTCGGCCAGCCCCACGGCGCCCAGGAGCTCGGTCTTGCCCCAGCCCTTCGGACCGATAAACAGCGCACGGCGGACGACCCGACGATGCGTCTCGGCATCGACGAGGTACAGCCGCCGGAGCAGGAATCGCTGGAACGGATCCGTCAGGAACGGCTGCCCGTAGAAATCCCCCTCAGCGTGGACGAGGTTGGCCTCGATCCAGTCGGCGACGACGCCGCCGAGGTCGATGAACCTACCGCTCGGGGGCGGCGAGATCGCTGCCGGCGTCGCTGATTTCGACGAGGGGCGGCGCGTCGTCACGGTCGATCTCGCCATACAGATCCTCCAGCCGTCGGCGCGCCTGCGTGAGCTGCAGCCCGAGCGAGAGACGCGCCCTCGGGTTCAGGCCAAACCGGTCCTCAAGCGCCCGGATTTCCCCATCGGTGGTCGCGAGGTACTTGGCCAGCGGGTGCAAGACGAGCTGCCCCTGCGAGCCGAGCGCCGTCGGGCCGGCATCGAGCGCCTTGATCGCCCGATAGGTCCGCTCCCGTTCGTCCTTCAGCTTGGCCAGGCGCTCGAGCGCCTGGATGTCGGTGTCTCCCTGGACCGCCTTGGCCACGTCGGAGCGCCAGAAGGCGAACCACCAGGCCCGCGTGTCCCGAAGCAGCCCCTTCGGCGGCTTGGGGACCTCGAGCTCACCGACGATCGCCAGCTCGGCCTTCTTCGGGTGGTTGCGCCTCAGCGGGCGCTGCTTTGGAACCGGCCCGCGAGCACCCATCGAAAACCTCCAACCGGTACAACGCATGGAAAACCCGTACACGATCTGAGCCGACTGAGCGGGTGTGGAGCATTCACCCTGCGTT